TGAAGGTTTGGTTAGAGAAGCCCTTCAGGTAGGTGAGGTTGAAAAGAATGTTACTGATATCTTCATGGGACTTGACACAGTGTTGGACGAGGACTATAGACATCCAATCCCGATGGGAATTGCGGGTATTGATAGATTACTTAAAGGCGGATTAGCCAAAGGTGAGATTGGTGTTATATTGGCTCCAACAGGGGTTGGTAAAACTACCATTCTTACTAAAATTGCAAACACAGCTTTCAACTTGGGATACAATGTTCTTCAAATATTTTTTGAGGATAACCCTAAGATTGTTCAAAGAAAGCACTTTACCATATGGACAGGTATTGAACCAGATAATTTGGCTCTTCACAAAGAAGAGGTGATAGGAAAAATTACTGAGATTCAAGAAACAATGAAGAACAAGTTAATTCTTAAAAAACTTGCATCTGATACAACAACCATGAGTCAAATCAAAAATCAAGTTAGAAAGATGATTGCTGATGGAAACAAGATTGATTTAATCTTATTGGATTATATTGATTGTGTATTACCTGAATCAAGTGCTAAGGACGAATGGAAAGCTGAAGGTTCTGTAATGAGAGGTTTTGAAGCAATGTGTCATGAACTTAATCTGGTTGGTTGGACGGCAACTCAAGGTAACAGAAGTTCAATTTCATCTGAAGTTGTAACGACTGACCAAATGGGAGGTTCAATTAAAAAAGCTCAAGTAGGACACGTAATCATCACGGTGGCTAAGAGTCTCCAACAAAAGGAGATGAACTTAGCAACGATTGCCATTACAAAGTCACGTCTTGGTAAAGACGGAGTTGTCTTTGAAAACTGCAAATTTAACAATGAACTTCTTGAAATAGATACTGAATCATCAGTCACATTCTTGGGCTTTGAGGAGCAACAAGAGGAAAGAAAAAGAGATAGGGTTAAGGAACTTCTTGAAAAAAGAAAAGAGAGAGAATCTCAGCAAAAATCCATTTAATTAAATATCTACTTTTTTAAAAAAAAACTTATTTTTTTAATCTGAAATTGTTGGTCGCTTGGTGTTCGACCACATATTTATCATAAAAATCGTTGATTTTTTAATAAAATAACTACACCTAAAAATTTACAAAGATGGACATTTCAAACAGAATTTTATCGGATATAACTGTGTATATGAAATACGCAAAGTATATCCCTGAACTAAAAAGAAGAGAAACTTGGCAAGAATTAGTTTCAAGAAACATGGAGATGCATATTAAGCAATATCCTAAATTAGAAAAAGAAATTCGTGAGAATTACATGTACGTTTTCAGAAAGCAAGTATTACCCTCAATGAGGTCAATGCAGTTCGCAGGAAAACCAATTGAAATCTCACCAAACAGAATTTACAACTGTGCCTTCGCACCGATTGATGATTGGAGAGTATTCTCCGAAATCATGTTCTTACTTTTAGGTGGAACAGGTGTTGGTTATTCAGTACAAAAACATCACGTTGATGCTTTACCTGAAATCAGAAAACCAAATAAAGAAAGAGGAAGAAGATGGTTAGTAGCCGATTCAATTGAAGGATGGGCTGACGCTGTTAAAGTGTTAGTTAAATCATACTTCTTTGGTGGTTCAAAAATTGAATTTGACTTCAGTGACATCAGACCAAAAGGTGCAAGACTTATCACATCAGGTGGTAAAGCTCCTGGTCCTCAACCATTGAAAGAATGCTTAATTAAGGTTGAAGGAATCTTAGATTCAAAAGAAGGTGGTGAAAGATTAAAACCAATTGAAGTACATGATATCGTTTGTCATATTGCAGATGCAGTATTGGCTGGTGGTATCAGAAGAGCAGCACTTATTTCATTATTCTCAGCAACTGACGAAGAAATGATTGGATGTAAGAGTGGAGCTTGGTGGGAAACAAATCCACAAAGAGGTAGAGCTAATAACTCTGCAGTTTTGATGAGACACAAAATTACCAAAGACTACTTCATGGAATTATGGAAGAGAATTGAAGCAAGTGGCGCAGGAGAACCTGGTATCTACTTAAGTAACGATAAAGATTGGGGAACTAACCCTTGTTGTGAAATTGCTTTAAGACCATTCCAATTCTGTAACCTTACAGAGGTTAACGTATCTAACGTTGTATCTCAAGAAGATTATGAAGATAGAGTTAGAGCGGCATCCTTCATTGGAACATTACAAGCGGGATATACTAACTTTCACTATTTGAGACCAATATGGCAAAGAACAACCGAGAAAGACGCGTTGATTGGAATATCAATGACAGGTATCGGTTCAGGAGCTGTTTTAGGTTTAAACATGAAATCAGCGGCTAAAGTAGTTAAAGAAGAAAACAAAAGAGTTGCAGAATTATTGAATATTAACCCATCGGCAAGAACAACAACCGTTAAACCTGCGGGAACTACATCATTAACTTTAGGTACATCATCAGGTATTCACGCTTGGCATAATGAATATTATATTAGAAGAGTTAGAGTTGGTAAGAATGAAGCAATTTATTCACATTTAAAAGATAATCATCCTGAATTAGTTGAAGATGAATATTTTAGACCACACGATACTGCGGTTATTGGAATACCACAAAAAGCACCTGAAGGGTCAATCTTAAGAAACGAATCACCAATCCAATTATTGGAAAGAGTGAAAAAAGTTCAACAAGAATGGATTAAACCTGGACATAGAAATGGGAATAATGCACATAACGTATCGGCAACAATCTCAATTAGAGAGCATGAGTGGCCAGCAGTTGGTGAGTGGATGTGGGAAAATAAAGAATATTACAATGGTCTTTCAGTATTACCTTATGATGGTGGAAGTTATATTCAAGCACCGTTTGAAGATTGTACAAAAGACAAATACGAAGAATTAATGAAGGCTCTTCATGATGTTGATTTATCAAAAATTGTTGAAATGGATGATGATACCGATTTAAGTGGAGAGGTAGCATGCGCGGGTGGAGCTTGTGAAGTCACACTCGTTTAAAATCATGAAAGATAATTTAGTTCAAAATATTATTAATGGAATTTATTATTCAATTAAAGGAAATAGATAATAATAAGAGGGAGAAGCCAAAACTTCTCCCTTCTCATTTTTATGAAGAAAACGGTAAAACTGTTTTTACTGAAGAATATCATATTCAACGAGGGTATTGTTGTGGGAATGGGTGTAGGTACTGTCCTTATGAACCAATGGCACAAAAAGGTAACACTTTAATAAAAAAATAATCTAAGTATATTTATCTCATATGGCAGATGGGATAACATATGGTTTGTATTTCCCCTTTAGAAATTCAACTCAAGGGGATTATTTAGCACTTACAGAATTTGAATCTGAAGAAATTAAATCAGATTTAATTCATCTTCTTTTAACAAGAAAGGGTTCAAGATATTTCTTGCCTGATTTTGGTACAAGATTATATGAGTTCATTTTTGAACCTTTTGATGGATTAACATTTGATGCAATACAATCAGATATAAGAGATGCTGTAGGACAATACATGCCAAACTTACTTTTAAATAATATAACAATAACTCCGTTAGACCCACAGGAAGAATATGACATTGATACAAATCAAGCAGTTATTGGGACATCAGAGTCACCAGTATATAGATTCCCTGGTAAAGGAACTGCAGAATATACCGCTAAAATCAAAATAGATTATTCAAATAATAAAAACACGTTTGCTCAAAGTGATTTTGTTATCATCAATATTTAATAGTAATGGCAAATCGTAAAATATCATATACAACGAGGGATTTTGAAGGTATAAGAACCGAACTTCTCAATTATGTAAGAACTTATTATCCTGAATTAATTCAAGATTTTAATGACGCTTCTGTATTCTCAGTTTTTATTGATTTAAATGCTGCGGTAGCAGATAACTTGAATTATCATATTGATAGAAGTGTACAGGAAACAGTTCTTCAATATGCACAACAAAAGTCATCAATTTATAATATTGCCAGAACTTATGGATTAAAACTTCCAGGACAAAGACCTTCAGTTGCTCTTGTTGATTTTTCAATAACAGTTCCAGCTTTTGGTGATAAGGAAGATGAAAGATATCTTGGAATTTTAACAAGAGGTTCTCAAGTTACAGGTGCGGGAATTGTATTTGAAAACATTTATGATGTTGATTTCTCATCACCATACAATGCTCAAGGATTTCCAAATAGATTAAAAATACCTAACTTCAACGCCAATAACGTATTAGTAAACTATACAATCACCAAGAGAGAGTTAGTTGTTAATGGTATTACAAAAGTTTTCAAAAAAGTTATCACACCAAATGATGTGGTACCATTCTTTGAATTATTTTTACCTGAAAAAAATGTTCTTGGAATTACAAGTGTTCTACTTAAAAGTGGAACAGAGTATACAAACATACCAACAGCTGCAGAATTTTTAGGTCTTGCCAATAGATGGTATGAGGTAGATGCTTTAGCTGAAGACAGAATATTTGTTGAAGACCCAACCAAAGTATCTGACCAACCAGGAATTAAAGTTGGAAGATATATTCAAACTTCAAACAGATTCATGAGTGAATATACATCAGAAGGATTTAAAAAAATGACTTTTGGTGGCGGAACAAATACAGCCCAAGACGCTCTTGACCAATTCACGACTTTAGGAACAACATTAGATTTACAAAGATATTCAAATAATTTCTCATTAGGTTCAACCTTAATACCTAACTCAACATTGTTTATTCAATATAGAGTTGGTGGTGGTTTAGCAACAAACTTGGGAACAAACGTTATTAATCAAATTGGTACCGTTTCATTATATGTTAATGGTCCTTCAGAATTAACAAACTCATCAGTAGTTAATTCACTAAGAGCTAATAACGTAACTGCAGCGGTTGGTGGAGCAGGGGTTCCTTCATTAGAAGAAATTAGAAACTACGTATCATTTAACTTTGCGGCACAAAAAAGAGCGGTAACCGTTCAAGATTATGAGTCAATCATAAGAAATATGCCATCTGAGTTTGGAGCACCTGCAAAAGTATCTGTAACAGAAAATGACAATAAGATATTGATTCAATTATTATCTTATGATACTTCAGGTAAACTTACAAGTATTGTTTCAAATACTTTAAGACAAAACGTAGCCAACTATTTGTCTAACTATAGAATGATGAATGATTACATTTCAATATTAACGGCTGAAGTTATTGACCTAAGTGTTGAAGTTTCTATTGTTTTAGACTCAGCTCAAAACTCAGGACAAATTATTACAAATGTGATTGATAAAGTATCAACTTACTTTGACCCACAAATAAGACAACTTGGTCAAAACGTATATCTGTCAGAGTTAAGTAGTATTATTCAAAATCAAAATGGTGTATTAACCGTTGCTGGGTTAACCATTTATAATTTAGTTGGAGGACAATATTCATCTGCAGAAACTTCTATGGAATATTCTGACGCTGAAACAAAACAAATCGCACCTGTTGATGACACAATTTTTGCACAACCATCTCAGGTGTATCAAATCAGATATCCAAATAAAGATATTAAAGTTTCGGTTAAGAATTTCCAATCAGTAACATTCTCTTAACACATTTATTTATTATTCATTTGACTTATACTTTAATTGTGTATGTGTGCACCTTTAAAAATAACACATAAACTATTTATAAGAAAAGGTATTGATGGGTCAATCTTACAGAATAAGAACTGAACTTGGTGTTAATAAAGCAATTAATGTAGATTTAGAACAAGACTTTGAATTCTTGGAGATTTTATCTTTGAAAATTCAACAGGCTGACATCTACACAAGAAATTGTGCAAACTACGGAGTTTTAGTTGGAAGAGTAACTGCGAACAATGGATTTGGTATTCCAAACGCTAGAGTTTCTGTATTCATTCCAATTGAAAGCGTTGATGAATCTAACCCAGTTATTTCATCAATTTACCCATACAAATCGCCAACAGATAAGAACGAAGATGGATATAGATACAATCTATTACCATACGAAAAATCATATTCAACACACGCAGCTACAGGTACATTACCATCAAGAGCGGATTCTTTAACAGGTTCTACAGCTGTAGAACTATATGACAAGTATTATAAATTCACGGCAAAAACAAATGACAGTGGTGATTATATGATTATGGGAGCTCCATTAGGGGCTCAAACAATTGTCATGGATGTTGACTTGTCAGATATCGGAGAGTTTTCTTTAACACCCCAAGACTTAATAAGAATGGGGTTAGCAACTGAGGCTCAAGTTGCAGGAGGTAGATTCAGAACATCAAGTGATTTAAATTCATTACCTCAAATTGTAAACCTTGTAAAAATCGTTGAAGTTTCTCCATTGTGGGGAGACCCTGATTTGTGCCAAATTGCAGTCAACCGACTTGATTTTGATTTAAGGGATGATGCAAATATTAATATTGAACCGACATCAGTTTTTATGGGTTCAATATTTTCATCCGCAGACAATTTTAGATTAAAAAGAGATTGTAAGCCAAGAGATAATATGGGTAACCTATGTGGACTTACCACATCGCCAGGTCAGATATTAGCAATTAGACAAACAATACAACAAGACTCTGACGGTAATCCAATATTGGAACAATTTGAGTTAGAGCAAGCGGGAAATATTATTGACGGCAGCGGAGCTTGGTTAACAGAATTACCAATGAATTTGGATTATTATGTAACCAATGAGTTTGGTGAAAAAACATTATCTAATGACCCTGCAGTTGGTATACCAACAAAGGCAAAATATAGGTTTAAAGTTAAATGGCAACAACCTGCAAGTTTAACTGAACAAACTAGAAGAGCTTATTTTCTTGTTCCAAACGTTAGAGAATATGGATGGACAGCATCAGGTAATGACCCAAATTATAATACAGGTATATTACCTAGTGATGTCACACAACAAAATATATTAAGAAGTTCATATTATTTTGGATTAGATTGGAACGGATATACTAGTGGATTCACATATAGTGAAAAAATTGAAAAGTTGAATGAAATGATTGATTGTCAGGATACTTTTTATGAATTTAAATTTAATAGAGTTTATACTGTTTCTAATCTAATTGATGAATATAAGAAAGGTGTTGGAAGAGGAAGATTTCTTGGAATAAAAGAAATTGATGACAATTCGTGCGAAAGTACTGTTAACAAATTTCCAACAAATGACGGGTTTAAAAACTTTAATCTTCTATTTTTTCTTTTTTCAATTTTAATGCAAATATTGCAAATTATATCAATTCCTTTATTGATAGTAATACATGTCGTTGCATTTGTTTGGAATTTATTGGTTAAATTTAAACCTTGGTTTGTAGGTTTATTGGGGATTTTAATTGGGTATTACATATACTTAGGAATTAAGAACTTTATACAATATGCAAAAGCTCAGGCAGACGTTGTAACGTATACTGCAGCTGTAGTAACTGCCACTGCGGGCATTTTTACTATAGCGTTAGCCCCTATTTTTGGGGCGTTGTTAATTTTAGCTCAAACTCAAGCTGCGGTATATTTAGCAAATGTTATCCAAGCTGGCGTAACAGTAGTTGCGTTAACAGCGGCATTACTCGCTTTTAATGCAATTTTTAATTTGGTTAAAGGACAACCTATTAAAGGTTTTACACTACCTGTATTAACTTATCCTGATTGTACATCTTGTGACTGTGGTACAGCAGAAGTTGATGCAGAAAATTCAAGTTCATCATTGGGTTCTCTATTAACTCAGTTTTCAAATCAATCATTATATTATAATAAGTTAGAAGAACCAGTTAAACAACTAGGATTTGCTAGCGAAGACATTCCATTAGTATCGTCCTCTTTTTCATATGCAATTGGAACGGATAGTACTACCAATAATAATAACCAAATATACAAGGTTATGAAATCTTCTGAATCTATTTTGTTGAACGGAAAAACACTTTATAGCTATTCAAATTATATACCTTTTGGTGAAAGAATTAACAACTTTAATTTAAGACAAAAATATTTCAGTGGACTTAATCGTATCAGCGTATCGTTTGATATGAATTCAACAAAACATTACGACAATACTTTAGTATTGATATATGATGCACCGTTAGACCCTGGCTCCCTTTTAACATTTGTTAACCCATTAATAACGAAAGATGTTAATGCGACATACACAGGTAATACAGGTGGGTATGTTAGAGGTATTAGTGGAACCCCACTAAATCCTGGTGTATCAACATACAATGTTGAGTATTGTGACCCAAATAATCAGTTAAGTAATTTATCTGTAAGTTATGTTTTGAGTACTGGTTCAACATTAACCAACTACAAATACCCTTCAGACGTTGAATACTATCAAGTAATAACAGGTCTTACTGTTGCACAGGCGTCAACAATGTGGGATACAACTACTGGTGGACTTTTACCAAATGTAATGAACTCTGGAACAGTTGTAATTTATACTGAAACTTCAGGAGCAACTGTAACAACATATAATTCACCAGAGTATAAAATATCGGATTTATTTGAATCATTTTCAGAAAAATACATTTTAATATTACAAAGAGGAGTTGACCCGTATTCCCCAACGTATACAAACAAATATGGTTTAGGAAAACTATTTGGGTTGGCCAATGAAGATGATTTAACAATTACTGCAAACACAAGATTAAACATACCAATACAAAAATTACCAAATAGTACAATTTCAGTACAAAGTTTTAGTTCCCAAGATAATATTTTTTACCCTTCACATTTTTTTAAAGGAGGTATTGATGGCTCGAGTATACCTGGTGAATCGTGGTCTGCGTTTACAACAGGTGTGGTTGGATTTTATGGTAGTTATGACGCATTAAACGCACCACAATTTAGTGATGTTGCAAATGTAAATGGTGTGAATTGTTTAGTAACATCAACAGGTAATGATACTTGGACAAGTGGGCTTAACGAACCAGCTAAATATGAAACTTCTGAAGATTTATCGGGAGGAGCATATTATTATGTTGATGGAAGTAATAATTTTTCAACAACAAAAATCACTTATTTTAGTAATGTTCTTTTACCTAGTTTGACAGCTAACCCAATGAGTATTAGTACAAGAACTAAAAATGTTATGAGAACGGATAGACTCCCATCTTCTGATGTTTTAGACGGATTTAGTTGGAGTTATAACCCATCATTATTACAACAAAATTTGGGATTTGCGGTTTACTTAATAACAGATGACGGTGTTACTATACAAGCAACAAATTATGGTGGGGGAGCAACAATTTCAACTCAAGACATTGAAGACCAATATGCGTCTCAAAATGTATTTGATACGTTAAGTACGTGTAAGAATATTGTTAGTTTAGATTGTTATGAAGGTATTGGAACTGATTTTAAGGTTAATACAACTTGTGCTAATAAAGATGCGGTTATTAACGGATGTTATCAATTTTTAAAAAGACCTTTATTAGACATTCCTAAAGATATTCGTAATTTTAATGAGTGGGCTTTTAGATGGAGATTTTTCTATGCGTTATGCCAAGGAGTGTTATCACAATCGTTTGTTAATAACTGGATTAATGGTGGATTATATATGTATCCAATCCAAGTTGATACATATTTTGATAAGCAAAATAAACCAGAGGCTCCTTTGTTTTGTAAGGACTTAATTTATTTTGATAAAAACACTAACAACTTTTATTATAGAAGTAGTCCGTACAATCAATTTACAAATAAGTTTATTGGTAAATTAGCAAACCAACCAGGAGCTATTAATAAATTAAATTTATTATCCCCAACAACAATTATGAATTTGGGACTTAAAGATAGTTTTTATAATGAAATTATATTAGGTCAAGGAGACACTGCTGCATATGTTATGCAACAACTTAATACAACGTCATATGGCGACCCATCAGATTTGATAAATTTATTTGTTATTTCAAGAATAACTGATGAGCCATTTTTAAAAAGAATAATTGGAGGAGGAGATAGTGGAATAAATCAGTTATTCAGTAGACCTCAACTAAGAATAGATGCTGATTTGGCTCAATTAATTTCAATAAATTCTGAATTTGGTGTTATTAACTTTTCACCACAATATTATCAATTTATTAATGGACAAACAGGTCCAGTAGAAGTTTACGGGACTTCAGCAAAGCCTGTCATTGAAGTTTGGTTTTCATCTACAACACAAGATTTACAATCTAAAGATTTTTTAACTCCTGGAAGAATTGATTTCAGACCTGAAAATAATGCTGGATATTATCCATATCCGTATGGTATTAAATCACAGATTGTTCCATTTTATCAATGGGAAATAAAAACAAGAACACCAATTTTTGGTACTGAACTTAATAACTGGGCAACAGATTATGTTGATATTGTGCAGGGTAAATCATATCAATCATTAGATAGATTAACTAATTATTTTCAAAGTCTTTCGGCACCAGCGGCTGACCCTAATACAAGTAATGATACTTACAAGAGAGGTTATATTTTTAGTGTAAACTCTAATGGGAATTATTCTGAAACAGGAGCGGCATCTTCACGTTTTATTGTTGGAGCACCATTCCATTTCTATTTTGGTGTTATAAAAGGAGAAAGTTCCCTTGATAAATTCAAAACAAAATACTCAGTAAGTGAATAAGTATACGATTATACCGAGTAATTTTTTATATAAGTCAGCGTCTTTTGTTGATGAGAAAATTTCTATTTCTTTAGACCAAACAAGTCAAGAAATAACTGAATATGATAGAAGTCAAACTTTAAGTTTAGCACAAGTTTACGATGACGAAAGACAGGTGACAGATGTTTATAGGCCAACATTTAAAGTGACATATCTTTACGATAACACTTACTCAGGAACAACAGATTACTTACCATTCCAATATAATTTATATTATGTTAATTCAATAAGTTCAATGACAAGTTCAATATGGAGAGGGTTTCCGCAATATTATGAATTTGATATTTTAAGACCTCCTGTTGATGACCAACATATTAATTATAAATCTAAAAGTGCGTACACGTATAATTGGAATTTCTATTTAACATATGCTTATAATAACAATTATGAGAAAAAATTAACATACTTTTCTGAGACAGGTAATAATATTAATTGGGTTGCTAAAGATGGTATTCCGTTTACAATAACGAATTCTACGAATAACGGAAGTGGTGTGATAAGATTTGAATGTGTTGCATCTCACGGACTCACTGAAGGAGAATATGTTGAATTATCTTTAAGTTATAGAAACTCAAATATCTTCCAAGTATATAGATTAGGTAATGGTAATTTTGGTAGTGAAGAATATATTTTCAATGTTATGAATATAGGGTACACTGGTACTACATTTAATAATGGTGTGACTGGAACATTTAAAAGAGTTATTAACCCTGACAACATGGAAACTAAATCAAAGTATTATGTAAGAGAAAATAAAGTTCTTACTAATGTTGATGATTTAATTATTACAAAAGCGGCATTTGAAAAAAATGTTTTTAATGAAGACAAAAAATTTGAATACAGTTCAATAACTCCTAACAAGGTTTCAAGAATTTCACAAAAAACAAGTAGTAATGCTTATGATATGACATCGGCATATGATTTGGATTTTAGAAATTTAAAAGACAATCAAAAAAGACCTATAAGTGAAATATTTTTGACAGCAATATTTAAAGGATATTCGGGATATTTTAATCAGCCTAATAATAATATTGGACTTAAACAAGGATGGGAGTTTAACATTACAAAATCTGCAAACACATGGTGGGATTTGAACAATACAGATTCAAATACAACTATTCCTGTTTCAGGATATACAAAGACAAGTGGTGTAACTAAAACTTTTTATTATAACCTTAATTTGAAAGCTGATGATGTTATTGATGGTGATTTTTGTGAGTGGAACGATTACGAACAGGTAGAAAGAGTTGCTTCACATTATTATCAAAAGATAAAATATAATCAAAACGTATTTCAAACAACAAACAACTACAGCACAAACACACCAGGATTTTATTATAAATCCCATAACCCAATGACTATTAGAGTTTTCTCTGATTATGTTGAGACGGGTGATGTTGAATTTGTAGAACAAGTACCAAGTTGGTGTTTCTTTTCATCATCAGACCAACAATTTAGATGGAGAGATTTATATACTTACGGATTCATAGATAATTTGGGTAGAGGTGTTGATTATCCATATTTGAATAAATCTCAGTATCCATTTGCCGATATAGTTTTTCGTTTAATCCCTGAAGGAACAAATCAAAATTTACGTATTCAAGGAGTTAACGGAGAGATAAAACCATTAATTGATAGATGTGAATAATTTTGTAATTAAACAAGGAATCGTTCCAGATGCAAAACAAATTAATATTCCAGTACAACTTAGTTGGGACTACCTTGGTTTGGACATGGCAATAGATGAATATGAGGCTAACGTTATAAGTGAGGTAATTGGTATTGGACGTGATTTTGAAGTATCAAGATTTTCACACGCGCCAGCAACAGGAACAACCGATTCAACAGAAGTTAATTATGAATTTTACTTTTTTTCTGGTGGTTCTTTAGACGACATTTCAAATTGGAGAATAAATTATATTTCGGAAGGATTCACACCACAAGAGATATATTACTATTCAAATAATTTTTCTAATTCATTCTTCAAGTTAGATTTATATGATAATCCCGATGACAAAAAACAGAAGAACTATATAACAATCATTATTCCAACACAACAAGGATTGACAATGGACACTCAAATGCAAAGAACTCAAGTGTCTATTAAAAAACCAAAGTTTGTGTTAGACTATATCGGAGACAAAGAAGGGTTTTTCATTTATTGGTTAAAGAGTCTTGAGTTTTTGGCGATAGATACATTTTATATGTCAGCAAAATTCTTTAATGCTAAGACAGGTCAGTTCACAAAGATGATGACAGGTAATGGTGTTGACCCGTTAGATTTCACAAATGGTCCACAATCAGACATTCCAGGTATTGGGCAAGCCAAGTATAACTTTGATAACATGGAGTACTTCTATTATACTGTTAAGTTAGATTATCCAACACAAACTTATCAGATTTTTAATACAAGAAATCAAAGATTAGGGACAAACATACCCATAAAATGGTTTGAATACGTAAACCCACCACAATAATGAGTCAAGATTATTATAAGATAGTTGTATCGCCTGAAAACATAATTAGTGATTTATCAGTTGTTGATTATAGTGGAACACCTGTAGGGGTTTATTCTGCAATGACTCAAGTGGTTAGTGCAGGTACTGGTGGTACATCATTAATGACTCAATTGTCTTTCCCAATTTTATTAAGACAAACTGCGGTTGATGTAGGTTATTATTCACAATTTGACGGCGCTATTTTACAAAAAGATGTTGTTGCTAACTTTATATTTTCAGCGACGACTGGTAGTCCATACACATATTATGTTTATAATACTTCAAATGAATTTCAAAAGTTTTTAGAATTATCAAAATATACAATTGATTGGGGAGATAGTTCACCTAAACAAATCATTACAAGTTACGCACCCAATTCATTAGTTCACACATACCCTGTTGCTGATGTTCAATACACAATAACCATGGAGCAAGTTAATCCTTGGGGTGTTACAAGAGTATCAAAAACAATAACAACACCTTATGCGAATGTGATTGATTATAATCCACAAGGAGAAGCGTTTTTTGCTCCTTCTCAGGGTAATTGGGTTGGAACACCAATTTCTTACAATTATATCTTCTCAGGTGATGCGGTTAACGAAGTAGCACCACAAGAATCATTTAATTATGTTTCCGTTCCTTTTGTTGTTTCAGGGTTAACCAAATCAAGAATTACTGAACTTGCCTTATACGGAACACCACAATATCAAGTTGGTGTACCAGTCATTAGTAACGGACAAATATGGGGGGCAATTTCGGATATAAATCCTGTTTATACTGCCTATACAATTAATGGAACAGATTACTATGATTATGTAGATGGGACAAGCATTTATTTCCAACAATCATCAGGACTTACTGAATACAATTTAACTGCGGTTTCAATAACTAAAGATGAAGTTCTATTGAAAGTTATGAGTCAACCAGAAATTCAAACAAATGTCTTTGTGGAGAGAGGAAAAAACAGTGCGTATGAGAGAGTTCAAAGACTTGGGGAAGTAGATAACCTCGGAGATTTAATCAACTACGGATATGGGTTTTTCAATGTGGTTGATAAAAAAATGAGCTAATGAAAAAAATAACTAAACTATTTATAAAAAAATAAAAACAAATGGCAATAGGTTCATACGGTACAATAAGACCATCAGATGTTTCACCACAAGATGTTGAAATAATCATGAATTATACGGCAACTAGAGACGTTACCGATTCTTTTGTATTGACTAAATTAGATGCCCAAACAATATTAAGACCTTATTTCAATAATAGCGAAACAGGGGGTAACGCAGGTGTTGAAGTTTTGGGTGGATTATATAACTTAACATTACCTGCAAACCAATTTAACGCCTTAGGAATATACACCCTTTATTTGAGACCTGTTCAAATTAGAACAACTATTACTGATTGTGGTGTCTTAAGTGCTTTACCAAACGTTAAAGGGATTGTTATAAACCTTGCTAATGTGCCAACACAATACATTAACAAATTTGTTTCCCAAGGGTTGGTCGGATTCAGAATAGAGTATTTGAATCCTGACGGCTCTAAAATTCCTAACTTCTTTAGAGTTGTAACTTCATGTTTTTTCTGTGAGCCTGTTGTAACTAATGAAGTTAATACTACTCAAAAATCTATAAGATACAGATATGTTGATGGGAATTCAAACTTATTGTTCTTAACTCTATCACCATCGTCATCACCAACGAACAAACCAAACGCAACACCTTTTATAGGACAACCTGACCAAGATATTATAATCACAAATACTTTCTTCAATCCTGTTACTATTGAAATTGAAATGGTTGAGTATGATGTTTCATCTCTTGCAATTGCTCTTTACGGTAATCAGACTAAGTCTATTGATGATGGTATTTACACAATTTACGATAGTCAAAATAATATATACAAACAATACAACTTATACGAAATTAGAGACCAATTTAATGCACTACTTTATGAGGTTAGACAAGGTAGAGGTAATAATATTGATTTTAGTAAAAATTTCACATCAATAACTAGCTAATGGCAACAACGATAAGGACAACAAAATATTT